AGTCAGTTCAAAAAGTTTGTGAATGAGAATAAAGGTCAATATCCAATTTTACATGAGTTTATTTTTAGCGGTCAAGCTAAGAAAATTGAGAGTTGGAATTTGTCTTTTAATAAAAGATTTAATGGAATTGAATTTAATATTCCGCAGTTAAAACTTGCTCAACCCGTAAGAGTTCAACGAGTAAAAGCGATTAACCCTCGTAGACGTGAGGTTCAACAACAACAAGACACTTTGTTTAATCAAGATCAATAAAAGTCTTAAGCGGTTGAGCGGTGGTTCTCCCCCCGCTCTCCCCCCGCTCTCCGCTCTCTCCTCCATTTAAACCGCTTGTCTTAATCTCTAAGTCTAAGAAAAAAAACAGATACACCCCGCCACTCATTAAACCCGAAACAAAAAAATCAATCAGCTATTGTTGAATTGCACAAAGTATATTTAGTCCTTTGTGGTGTTTATTGTCATTATTCAGTTTTTCAATCTTATTTCTATAATGCAACCTTGACGTGTATCGGGGGTTTTTCGATAGTGAACGCAACCGAGATACCCTTTCAGATTTTTTCGACAAAACAAAAGCTTGTGAGGACTTGTTAGGACTTGTGAGGAACTTGTGGCAAGAGGTTGCTTTTTGTCGCTTAAGCCCTACGCCAATACTAGCTTATTTAAGACAATTACTAGAATTGGTAGACTTGTTGCACTTCTGCAACAACATCTGGTACACGGTCATGTATACATACTGTATATCATAATGAGTTATCTAATAGATATAATACTACTAATAATACTTATAGATATAATACTATAGTATATCTAAGGGGTTTTTTCAGTATAGGTTGTCTAAAACCATAAGTCTCCTTTTTGGGGTTTTCCAAAAGTCCCCTCTAAGAAGTTTTCTAAGTCTTTTTTTAGTAGTTGTTCTCTATGGTCTTGTAATTGTGTTTCGCTGTCTACTGCCATCTGTTCAACCCAATAGGCAACTGCGATAGCTAAAGCATCTAATCGGTCATCATTTCTTAATGAACCTCTGTCTTTAGTTAATCTAGTCATTTGATAGAACAGTTGGTAATTAGGGTCAGTAGTATCGAAGTCTTTCCTAATTAACTGTGGAGACACAACTAATCTATGTTGGTTCATCACAGGTTCTAAGGTATCAATAATCCTTAGCTCTTTCTGTTTGGTATGATTTACTTCTTCTATAGTACAAGGATAATACCTTTGGACTACAGGTCTTAACAACTGCGTGAACATACCATCTCCAAAGTTACTCTCAACAATAATCATATTAACTTTGGCATCTCTCGCCATTGTTGCAATCTTAGTTAGATTGCTTTCTGTGTACCCACCACTTAACCCCGTGCATTCCTGCACGAATAGATTACCACCTAGTTGTTTGACTATGGCAATCGCCAATTCGTCCTGTCCTCGACCCGCAGGATCAATAGACATTACTGAACCTTTGTAGTCTCCGAAATCTTCTGATTTAAACATTGGGTTATAATACTTGTCCCCCGTGAAACCTACTGATGGTAAGTCTTCACAAACGTATTCTGGACTTCCCGCCCAAGCTAACTTAACGGGAGCAATAGTATTATTAATATCCATAACTATAAGATCACTTAATTTTAATGGGTATCTCTCTTTGTCAGACAAAGTTGTGTCCAACATAAACTGTAGTGCAAAACCACTACGACCGTAACTAGCTTCCCTTTCCTTTAACTCTAGGTCATCAAATCTATTAGGATCAACTGGCTCTAGCTCATGGAAGTCTCCCTCAGTAATGAAAGGGGCTAGTTTCTTGTCATACCTGTGCACTTTGGTATTCTCAGGCATTCTTGCAGTCCAAACTCTAGTATTATATCCCCTAGTAGGGAGGTCATTATAAATTGACATATCTGACTGTGGAGTGCCTAAGAATATTATTTTACCATTGGGAGATAAGACGGCTTCAAACTCCTTGACATTATCTGTCAGCTTATCTCTCATACTTTGGGTTAAACTATTATTTAAACTTTCGCAGTCATCTGAAATTATGAAGTCTGCTCTACTTCCTGTTAATTGACCTGTGATACCCACAGATTTGACTGATGGAGAGTGAGCGGCTTTAGCAGGAGCAACATCAAAGGAGACATTTGATCCCCTTTGATCTGCTCTTGGAGCTAAATGTTTTAATATGTCCATTTCAGTAATTAGTCTTTTGGTAAATGTACTGAAATCATCTGCTCTAGTTTTACTAGCAGATACGACTAAGAATTTTAAATTAGGATTTCTAAGCAAGTTCCAACATACGAATGCACTACAAATCCATGACTTGCCGATACCCCTAAAAGCTTGGATAACTGCTCGTCTAGGAGCGTTTTGTAAGTAGTCGGCAATATCAAATTGCACGGGAGTTGGACTTGGAAGACTTAAGTGTTTCCAAGCTAGATACAGGAAATTCCTGAAATCTTGGGTTATTTCTTTCATTTTTATACCCTTTAAACCGCACTAGAGCGGCGTATATTGCGTTTTATTGCTTTAGGTCTCCTTTACCTTGTAATACTTCGGAGACCTTAAAAGGGAGCTCCTCAGCAAGTTTCCCTAGAGAGTTGTTCTCTGTAGGAATACAATCTATGTTATTATCCTTTAAGAATTGTCTAGCGACATTAAGATCAGAAGCTTTTACTTCTGGGTCTCTTATTCTTTCAAGTAATTTATCAGTTAATTGCTCATGCAATTTTCCTAATTTTTTTTCTGCATTGTTATCCATAATTATTCTATTATTAATTTTTTGATTGATTTTGAACCATCTATATTTAATTCTAATTCTGCTTGACCTTTCCAACATTTGTAAGTTACTGATTCAGAATACTCACGTTCAGCATGACGCTTACCACGAAGACATTGTGCCATACCCTCAGTCTGTAAACGGGCTTCTTTAATTTCGGCGTTTACAAACATAAGTAGGGCTACTACACTTTCAATCATAATTTCCGTTACCGTTATATTTTATTTCTCTATTTGCATCTTTTAATTTTTCAATATCTTGCAAAACCTTGTCCATTTGTTTTGTTAAAAATTCTATATTTACTTTATTTAAAGCCATGTCCTCGACATGTTTATTTATACGATCGGTGGTCTTATACAAATCTTCCAACATCATGTACTGCTCAGAATCAGCGGGTAATGAACCCATTTGTCCTCTTGGCCACTTAATTCTAAACTCTGTATTTTGTTCTACATCAGAATTCATTAATTCTAATCGAGTGTCTGCAATATTTAGACGTTCTATAATTTGAAAATAACCCATCGTGCCGAGTGCTACGATTATAATTAAACTAGCAACCGTTTTCATAGGCATCTGCACAGCGGCAGATTCAGATATTGATAAAGGTTCTTTACTCATTGTTCCTCACATTGACACCCGAAATCTTTATGACAAGTAGGACATAGATTATTTAAGTTTATTTCTTCTGGCTCTGGAAATTGCATACTTGTAACTTCTTCAATTTTATCTTCTTGCTTTTTCCAAAAATTTTTAAGCCAATTAATTATTTTTTTCATTGTATTATAAAATTATTGCAACTACTAAGACAACAACTACAGCAATTACAGCTTTTTTATGAAATAACCATAAATGCTCTAAGTTTCTTTTTATTTCTTTTTTGTCCATTATTTTTTTCCTCCCTTAAATATTTGTGTTCCCTTAATTCCATAAATACTCGCCACGACAAGAATCCACAAATTTGTGAACCATGACGGGAGCTGTTGGAATTGTTCAAAGAACTCTTTTATTTTTGCAGAAGCATTAGGGTCATCTGAAAATACACCCCAAGCAATTACCAAAATTGGCAACGTAAGAATTACCAAAACTGCCTCGTCTTTCCAGTCTGATTGTCTTGCCTCTAAAAGTTTGCCCGAGTATTCTAATTCCCCGTTTGCCATTTTTTCGGCATGTTTGGCTTGGGCGTTAGCCATCATCATTTTTGTTTCTTGTTTCTTTTTGTAGATATGCGAACCCGCATTCAACGCTAATTTTATTGCACTAAGCCACACGATATTTACCTCTGTTTAGTTTTTTTGAAGTTATTCTTAAGTTTGACCTGCTGTTATTTCTTGGGTTTTTATCCCTATGATCTATGTCTTTACCATCTCCTTTAGACACAGCTCCCGCCGCCATTAATCTACGTCTAGCTTTATTTCTAGAAGCTCTATCTAACTTTGACTTACGAGAACTTTGAAATTTTCTGTATTCTGCTTTGTAGTTTCTAGCCATGATTATTTTTTAGGAAATCCTGCTTTCATTCTTGCATATGCTTTAGCAGTAATTGTACTTTTCTTTTTACTTCTTGAAGTACCTGCTTTTTTTCTTTTGTTTATATTTGCATATAGTCCTTTAGGCATTTAGTTTCTCCTTTGTTTGTTTTTCTTCTCGTGGTTGTTCCACGCAGTTAAATCTAATAAATATTTTATGTTCGTTAATTTGTTCTTTTCCGACTTCTCTTGTTTTTCTTAAACTTTCTGTGTAACCCGCATCAAAACAATCATAAAAATTAGTGTAATTATTAAAATGATGTGGAGGCATACATTCTCCCGACACACCAGAACACATTATTAAAAATAAAGCTATTTTCATTTTTTATGTTGTCTCCTTTTATGTTTGTTCATAGAAGACCATTTAATACGACTTGGGTTTTTTGATATTGAAGTTTTTTTAAAACGACTTCTTGTTTCGTGTTCCTCTTTATTTAAGAGGTTTGATTTCTTTTTAGCCATTCCATTTGATGACCCCTATTATTGTTGCTACTATTGTTCCTAAAAATACAAGAACTTGAACCATACCTTTACCCTTAGAAACGTCTTGTCTTAAATTCTTTACTTCTTTACTTAATTCTTTAATACTTTCTTGAATATGCTTCATTCTCTCAGCACATAATTTTTCGTGAGAAGAAAGTCTTACTCCTGCTGATATTTCAGCAAAATCTTTTGGAGTAATCTTTTTTCTAGACATTAACCACCCACATCATAACTAGCACTGCCATTGTTATCACCAAATCTTATTCTTGGTGGGTTATTTGTCCAAAAATCTCCATTAGAAGATGTTGTTTGACCAATACCACAATAGAAGTGAACAGTTGAATTTGCACCTATTGCATTTGCAAAAGTATGAACTTTTGTGTTTCCATAATACATATAAACTTTTCTTGCGTTTGAACTGTGATTGTCTGGTTTTATTACAAAAGTAATTGCAGTTCTTGTTGAAGCATTAGTAGGTGTAAAGTTTAATTGATATTCATTTAATCTGTAGTTAGCTGAAACTTCTCTGTTCGTTGAGTTTGCACCAATAGAAGCACTTGAACCACCACCTGCACCACCAGTGTAAAATCCATGAACAGACGCAACATCAGATTGACCCCAAACTGTATATCTTATTTTAGTATAACTTGTTGAGGCATATCCAAACGCAGTGTTATTATTATAACCTATATCTGTTGGGTCATCTTCAACAATACCAAATTGACATACTTGATTTCCATTAGAAGCGTCTCCAAAATCATCATCTATGTCATACATTTGAATATAACATTCTTCATTAGAGTTGCTTCTTGAATTTGCTCTTTGGTACATAACGTGTTCATTAGTAAATTCACTTCTAAACTGCATTATATTACCAGTATTAACATCAAACCTACCACCATAGTAATCTGTGTGTGTTGCGTTGTTTGCGAATTGTCCAGTTGGAATACTATTCCAAATACTTTCAGGAATACTATTTATATCTGTAATTAAATTTTGAGTTACATAAGTAAATGCTCTATCAGCAGTTTTACTTCCTGCTGTTGCTCTTAATGTAAAACTGTTTGTTGTATCTGAAGTAACATCTGTAGGGTCGCCAGAAATAACTCCTGTAGAACTATTTAAAGATAAACCTGCTAATGAACCAGATTGTAAAGAGTAAGAAACTGTATCACCATCTGGGTCTGTTGCC